TTAGGGGCCGTGCTCGACGGGGTGCTTCACCAAGTCCACCCGGCCCCACAGAGTGCGGAGCCCGACGTTCGCCATCGCCTCCCAGAATACTGCTTCGAGCCCCTCGAGGCGCTCGGCCCGCATCGCGGGCGAAGGCTTCTGGTAGTGAGCCTTGATGCCCGGCCGCTTGTGGCCGGCCGCTTCGAACGCGAGCGGCTCCTTCACACCCAGCTCGGACTGCATCGTGTCGTGCAGCGCGCGCAGCGACCGCATGTCCAGGCCCTCACAGATCGGCTCCCACGCCGCGCGGTAGGCGACCCCCTGCCGCCTGGGCCGCTCCTCGCGCCCGTCGCACGCAGGCCGGAACGCCCGTGCCCAGTTGCCCCGCCGCCACGGCACCCCGCTGTCCGTCGCGAACAGCCGCTCGTGCGGCCAGTCCTCCATGTGCCAGCGCAGCAGCCGGGCGAGGAACGGCGGCACGTCGATGTCGCGCGTGCGCCACTCATTCTTCGTCGGCTCCAGCCGGACCACGTAGCCTTTCTTCCGGCCCTGCTCGTCGCGCTCCTGGTACTCGGCGTACTCCTCGACGACGCGCACGACCTGGCACACGAACTCCCCGGCGCCCCACTGCTGTCGGCGCCAGAGCAGTACGTTGTCCCGGTGCAGGCCGAGCCCTTCCCCCCAGTTCATGCCGGTGAACGCCGTGGCGAGGACGTGGATACCTCGAGCGGGGCCGAGCCGCTCGGCGATGCGCACCGCGTCCTCGGGACGGACACCCCCGTCCCGCTTGATCTTTGGCGTCTTCGGACGGGCCGCATCGCCCGAGGTGTCGCGCGTGCGGCGCCTGCCGAAGAGCGGGTTGACCGTGTGGTACCCGGCATCGACCGCCCCGGTGAGGATTGTCGACATTAGGGAGATGCAGTGCCCGCGGCTGACGTCCTCGATCGTCATGGTCTGCTGCCACGAGTCGACGTCGAACCAGGTGATCGCCTGCAGCGGGGTGTCTTTCCACCTCGGCAGGATGTGGTTGTCCAGACGGTCCCACCGCGTACCGCCGGTGCGCCCGCGCTTGCGCCGGGACGCCATGAAGATGGCGGCGAACTCGCCGAACGTGGTGCCGCGCTTCGTGTCGTCGATCCATGCGCCGGCCTTGATGAGCCGCTCCTGCTCGGCCCCCCAGGCGACGGCCAGCTTCTTCGTCTCGAACCCGGGCTCGGTGCCCTTGCTCCCGTCCGGCTTCTTGTAGCAGGCCCGCCAGGTGAAGGACTTCGTCTTCACTCCGTTGCGGACCTTGTACACCTTCTCGGCATGCGCCATGCCGCCTCCCCCAACTCCGTGCTCTGCCCAGGATTTCAGACGGCGACGGCGTGCGCCGCGTGCTCGACACACGTGCGCGCCGTGCGGAGGTTGAGGTCCGGGTGTACGTCTGCCAGGGCCTGGTCGACGGCGCGGGCGCCGACGCTCGTGAGAGCGCTACGCCTGAAGAGGCTGGCGTCGGTGAACACCTCGATGTGGTCGGGTGACCGGTCGAGGTCGATGAAGACCTTCGTCGTGCGGGGCATCCCCGCCACCAGTACCACCCGCACACAGAACTTTGCGCACACCAGCACCACCCCTGTCCTTATGGTGGCCCCCTGGTCAGCGTCTGGTCATGGTTCCACACTTTCGGGTCAGTTGTGATCCCTTTGACCCAGTGGGATACCGGTCCTGCTATGAGCCTTCGGCGGCGGCTGGCGGCTCCGAACTACCGCTCTCTTGCAGGCGGTCGCGGGCGGCCAGCCACGCGCGCAGTTCGTCGGCCAGCTCGTCCGGCGCTACGCCTGGGTCGCCCTTGACGACAATGACCGCGCGGCCCTTGCCGCCGATCCGGATGACCTCTGTGTCGAGCAGCTCCCCATCGTCGGACAGCTCGTGCACGATGCGCAGCGGCAGGCGCGATCCCTCCATTTCGCCGCTGGCTTCGAGTGCCGCGGTCGCGTTCAGTGCCGCGGACTCCTCTGCTTTCGATGGATGCAGGGCGACGTGCGTGGGGTCGCCTCCCGCCAGGACCTCATCGACCGAGCGGTCGGTCCAGTTGAGGAGAGCGGCGTACTTCCGGATGGTGCGGGTCGGTTTGCTGAAGGAGTGGCCGTACTCGATGACCTGGATTGAGGAAACGCTCGCGTCCAGGTCCTGCGCGACCTCTTTCTGCGTGAGCCCCTGCTGCTCACGGTCGGTCTTCAGCGCAGCGCCGAGGCGTGGCCAGTCAAGGTCTCGATCCATGGTTCCACATCATGCCTCATATCTACGCCCGAAGGTACGGCGGATCTAAGCCTTTGACCTGCGCATTAAGGGCGCGCGTATACGTGCGGGGTTGCACCATGCGCCCCGCATATGCACTTTGGCGCCCCTGTTGCACACGACCGAAGCCACAGTTTTATGGCTGCGCTCTGCCCACACGTTGACTACACCCATAGAACAGGCGTAGAACTGTGGTGTGAGACCGAACGGAACCCGTATCCGGGCACACAGAATCAGGCGTGGTCTGAGCCTTCGCGCCGTCGAGGAGCAGACCGGCATCCACCGCAGCTACTTGTCGCGGCTGGAAAACGGCCATATCCAGCGCCCCGATCCGGAGCGTCTCCGCGCGGTCGCCCTCGCCCTCGCCGTCGACATCGACGACATCACCCAGGACGGAGACGACGTGCCCCCCAAGGACACGACCCGGGACATGGACGAGAAGGAACTGCGGCGCTGGTCGCCGGAGGAGGCCGTCGATCTGCGGCTCCTGCCGTACACGAGCGCCCGCATCGTCCGGGAGAAGTGCTACCGCCGTGAGCTGTGGCACCACCAGGACGGACGGCGGATCACCTTCACCGCCGAGGACATCCGGCGCAACAACGCGGCCACCGAGGTCGCGCCGATCGCCGTCTGACTGTCCCCCAGAAACGCCGATGGCCGCCCGCTGCTTTCCCGGCCCGGACGACCACGACCGGCAACCCCACCAGAGAGAGGTCACCGTGACCACACAGGTTACCGAACACGAGCAGTACAAGCGCGAGGCCCACCGCCTCGTCGAGCAGGCGCACCACTTCTCCTACGGCGACGGCGCCGACGCGGCCACGGGTGCTGCGCTGGCGGCCGAGGCGCAGGTGTACGCGACGCTCGCCCTCGCCACCGCGCCCGCCGCCCAGCAGTCGGTGCCCGCCGTCACCATTTACCGCGCGGCCCACCCGGACTCCGGCATCACCCTTGGCCACTACGGCGCCGAGGCCGCCGCCCGCGCCCACTGCGAGGCCGTGGCCCGCCGCGAGATCCGTGACGCCGACTTCGACTGGATCGAGGACGAGGAGGACGGCGTCGCCGAACTCGTCGCTTCGACGGTCATCGGCGAGGACGTCACCGGCTACGTCGTCACCGCCCTCGAGCTGGCCTCTGAATTCGACGAGGAGGCCGACGAGTAATGCGCGCCTACGACTTCTGGACCGAGAACGGCACGGCCACGTCCGGCCCGTTCCCCATCGCCTCCTTGGAACTCCGACCGACCGGCGAGTACGCCCACGGCGAGCTGCAGATGATGTTCCCCTCCGACATGCCGATCGAGAAGCAGCTCGCCGTCGCCGACCGCGTTCTGGCCGGGGTGCTGCGCTGGCGCGACAACATCGCCGAGACCGCCGACCGGCAGCGCACCGCCGCCGACGAACTCGCCGAGGCCCGCGCCGAGATCGCCCGCCTGAAAGCGGAGCGCGAGGACGGTGACGACGAGTGAACGCGCGCGCCATCACCAGCGCGGCCGGAGTCATCCAGGCCACCATCGCCCAGGGCGGCACCCCCGCCGACATCGCCTACGCCCTCAACGCCGCCGGACTCCTCAACTCGCCCGAGCGCGCGACCGACCTGGTGCGACTGCGCGAGGAACTCGCCACCGCCCTCGCGCAGCGCAACACCGTCTTCGCGACGAACACGGAGCTGTTGATCCGCGTCGAGGCGGCGGGGCTGGCCCGCATCAACGCCGAGGACGAGGCCCGCACCCTTGCGCGCACCAACCGCGAACTGCGTGAGCGCGTCGCCGAGCTGGAGGCCGAGCGCGCCGAGGACCGGCCCGTCGACGAGGACCCCATCGCCTACGTCCTCACCCCCAAGGCCGACCACGTCGAGGACGTGCGCCCGCAGGTACGCAAGCTGCGCGCCCTCCTCGCCGGACAACCCGAGCAGGCGGGCGGCGTCCAGTGACGATCAGCATCGACACCCGCCGCGGCTACCTGCTCGCCGCGCTCATCACCGACGGGCGGACCGCGACCGCCACCCGCGCCGTGCAGCTACTCGACGCCTCGCCGTGGCCGACGGCCGGCCGGAACACCGCGCGCAAGGACCTGCGGGCCCTCGCGTCCGCCGGGTTCCTGCTCCCCAGCGAGAAGACCGGACGCCGCACGTACGCGGTCGACCGCTTCTGGGCCAAGGTCCAGGTCGGCACCGCCGACGAGTGCTGGCAGTGGACGGCCGCCGTCAACCCGACGACCGGATACGGGCAGTTCCGCGTCGGCGCCACCATCCGCGGAGCGCACACCATCGCCGCGGTGTACGCCCACGGCCCCGTGCCCGTCGGCCACGTCGTCGACCACCGGTGCCACACCGAGGACGAGTCCTGCCTCGGCGGCGGCACCTGCCCGCACCGCCGCTGCGTGAACCCGCACCACCTCGAGGTCGTGACGATCGCGGAGAACAACCGGCGCGGCCGGTCGCCCTCGGCGACGGCGGCCCGAACCAACCGGTGCACCCGCGACCTGCACGACTTCACCCCTGAGAACACGTTCATCCGCCGGGACGGGCGCCGCCTCTGCCGCGCGTGCGTCAACGGCCGCCGCACCACGAGCGAGGTAGCCGCATGAAGCCGACAGCTCTCGATGGGTGGCGGACGTTCGCCGCGTGCGCCCGCCCCGAGATCGACCCCGAGGTGATGTTCCCCGACAGCGACGTGCAGGCCATCGAAGCGGCACGCGCTGTCTGCGAGCCCTGCCCGGTCCGCGTCGAATGCCTCGCCGCGGCGATGGCTGAGGAGGGGGGCCTGCACAGGGACTACCGCCACGGAGTGCGGGGCGGTCTCACCGGCAAGCAGCGCGCGTACCGGTACCGGGCGCGGCCGAGCGCGGCCCGCCTGCCGCTGCTTCCTGCCGCGACGCAGCGGCCGAGTGCCGAGCGCACCCCGCAGAACGTCGTCGCCGACAACACGTTCAGCATCGACGGACACCTCATCTGGAATGGGCCGGCGTCGGTCTGGGTCTGGGGCCGCAGCTGCAGTCCGAAGACGCTGGCGTTCGTCGCCGATCGTGGCCGCGAACCGGAGGGCCAGGTCCTCGGACAGTGCGGCACTCCGGACTGCGTCCTGGCCGGACACATCGCCGACAAGCGCGAGCGCACGCGCTGCGGAACCCGCCCCGGCTACCAGCGGCACCTCGCCAGCGACGAGCCCGCCTGCGACGAGTGCCGCCGGGCCAACGCGGACGCGGACAACCGGCTCAGGTGGACCGGCACCACGAAGGCCCTCGCGTAACCCACCACACGGTCCCGAGGCGGGGTGCCTACCCGAACCCCCGCCTCGGGGCGTCTCGCCTACAGAGAGAAGCACGACGAGTGAGCACCGAGGAACGCGTGCAGTCCGTGCGCAACGCCTGGATCAACGCCCTGCGGGCCGAGGTCCTGCGCGTTGGCCGGGCTGTGCCCGAGGTGGCGCGCGTCGCCACAGTCGGCGTGTGGATCGCTACGTACGCCGACGCCGACGGGTCCAACGCGTTCCCCTCTCGCCAGACCCTGGCCACGCTCGCCGGGTGCTCGCAGGAGACCGTGACCCGCTCCGTGAAGGTGCTCATGGGTGTGCGAATGCTGGAGCGGAAGCGCCGGCCGAACACCTCATCGATGTACCAGTTGGCCATGCCGCTCGGGCGCATCGACTGGGCGAAGCACATCCATCACATGACGGACACCCGGCAGCGGAAGGCGTACGCGAAGGCCAAGGCCGAGAAGCTCGCCGAGGCTGCCCGGACAGCGTCCACGGACGCTGTGGAAAACCCTGGGGACAACGCTGCGGACAGCGTCCACGGACGCGGTCCGGACAGCGTCCGCAGCGGGGGTTCCGAACCCACCGGAGCGAATCCGGACAGCGTCCACGGACGCCCACGGACAGCGTCCACGGACGCGGTCCGGACAGCGTCCGCAGCGGGGGTCTACCAGTCCCTCCCTACCTCCGGTAGGGACCCCCTCCTCAACCACACACGGCTGGGCTTTGAACCTCAGCCACAGACGCGCGCGGGCGAGGCCGGAAAAGACGAGTCATCGACGGGTGAAAAGGCGGGCGAGCCCGCAGACCCGGCGCTCGCCGCCGTCGAGGCACGCGAGGTGCTCGCGCGCTGTGAAGACCCCGACTGCGAGATGCCGCTGCCGTACGGCCGCACCGGTCTGTGCCAGGGCTGCGCCGACTACCAGAGCAGCGTCGGAAGGAACGCGTCATGACGCCGTACGAGCGACTCACCGCCGAGGCCCTGCCTACCGGCACCTTCGGCCACGCCCGGCCCCCGCGTCCCGCGGAGCGCCCCGTCTGCCCCGGTCCCACCTGGACCCCGGAGGAACAGGCCGAGCACTGCAGCGCGCTGCTCGCCGCCCTCAAGGACTGGGTGTGGGACGAGGACACCCGAGCCGACGAACGCCGCCACCTCCACGTCATCGATGGCGAGGCCGCATGAACACCCCGCCCATCCGCGTCGAGGGCATCCGCCCCGGCCTCCAGATCCGCGGCCTCGACCGCAACGTGACGCCCGTCGCCGACTGGCTCTGCTCCTGCGGACACCACGAGCGCGCCACCGGAGGCGTCAACGTGGTGGCGCTGGCCGCCCGTGCCCAGGTCGGCACCTGCCCGCACGCCACCGGCGAGGCCGCCCGATGACGCACTGGACCGGGGTCTCGCCCACCGTGCCCGTCTACGACGGCCGCCCCGTCACCAACGTGGCCCTGCCCGGTGACCAGCTGCCCACCGCGACCGCCTGGCGGTGCGTGTGCGGGCGGCCGCTCACGGACCCCACCTCCCGCGCCCGCGGCCTCGGGCCCGTCTGCTACCGGCGCCTCCGCGGCACCGCGCAGAGCCGCCCGGCCCCGGCCCCGGCCCCGGCGTCCACCGCACCCGTGCCCGACATCGAGGGGCAGACCGAACTGCCGCTCGCCGACCACCAGCCCACCCTCTGGTCCCTGTGACTACCACGAAGGAGCACCCATGAAGATCCACCCCAGGCAGTACGTCACCACCAACGTCGAGGTGGAAGTCGACATCACCGACTTCCTCACCGAGTCGACCGACGACGAGCTGCGCGACCTAGGGCTGCACCGCGCGGACAACTGCGTCGGCGCCCCGAACGGTGGCAGCGACCAGCTCCACGCCGCACTCAACGCCCTGCACCAGCAGGCTCACCCGGACCAGCCGCTCTTTGCCGACACCTGCCTGCGCGAGCCCTGCCGCTCCCTGTCGCTCCGCACGTTCCCGCAGTTCGGCCGCTGAGAGATGACCATGGACCAGCACCGGCTCTACGACCTGACCATGCAGGCCCTCGGTGCCGCCATGGACAGGAACGCCACCGGCGCAGCCGGCGCACTCACCGAGATCGGCGAGACCGGCGGCCCCGACTCCGTGTACGGCGCCTGCTGCGCCTTCGCCGAGGTCGGCCGCCAGGCCCTCGCCCGGTTCTACGGCGACCGCATCCCCGACCCCAGCCGCGGCGAGATGTGGGCGATGCAGTCGCTCGTCGACAACCCCGACCCGTACGACCTGTTCGCCGTGCGCTTCATCATCGCCGTCGCGAACGGTGACAGGGACCAGTCGATGGCGCTGTTCAACGCGTCCTTGGACGCCGGGCCTGACGACCACGTCAGCTCGGTCACCGCGCTCCTCAGCACCGCGGTGCAGCTGGCGTACAGCGCCAAGAACCAGTGATCCGCAGCACCCACCCGGCACCACGAAGGAGCACCATGCCCGACCGCCCCGACGACGAGACCGTCACCCGCATGTACGACGCGATCGAGCAGGCCCACTGGCAAGACCTCGCCGACGCCCTCAACCGCCTCACCGCCTGGGGCGCCGACCCCCTGCTCACCCTGGCTCGCCAGCTCGGCACCAACAAGGTCGTCGCGCTCGACCCGGCCGAGGAGCACCAGACGTACCGGCTGCGCTACCGGCCGCCGTTCAGCGAGGAGCGCGGCGACGGGGACGGCTGGGTCGTCGAGCGCCGCGACGGCACCCCGATCACGTGAGCGTCAGCGTGGCCGCTCCTGTTCGAGTCAGGAGCGGCCAGCTCCGCCAGTCCACCACACCCAGCCCGGAGACGACCATGCGCATCGTTCTCATCACCGACGAGCCGGTCGAAGAACTCGCCGCCGAACCGGACACGCTCGCCGTCCTCACCGCCGAGATGCTCGCCGCCATCCCCCCGGCAAAGCCGCGCCCCATCCACCTCGACCTCGACGAGGACACCGTCATCGTCAGCGACCCGGCCGTCCCGTCCGGCGCCGTTCACCTCCGGCCCCGAGGGAGGACCTGGTGAGCCTGTTCCTCGTTGCTTTGCTCGCCTTCGCCCTCGGCTGGGTGTGGGGCCACAGCGTCGCCCGCATCAAGGTCGTCCCCGCCCACCAGGACGCGGCCGCCTGCTGCGAGAGGTGGCGGGCCTCGGCCGGCGCCGACCACGACACCACCTGCACGCGAGAGAGGCGGCCCGCATGAGCAAGCGGCGGCACACGGCAGACACGATCACCGACGACGCCCTCGACGCGCTGTACGACAACGCCTCGAGGGGCTGGCGCCGCGGCGACGACTGGAAAGCGCGCGCGCTCGCCGCCGAGGAAGCCGTCGGACGCGCCCTTGCCTGGGCCGACGAGCTGGACAAGCAGGCCCGTGCGCTGAACGCCGAGGCCCTGCATCCCGTTGCGGCAGGCCTGCGACTCCGCATCGACTACACCCCGCCGAAGGGCAAGTGACCCATGAGCGCCACCTGCGGCCTGTGCGAACGCGAGATCGCGCACGGCTACCTCTGCCCCGCCGACGCCCGCGCGCTCGCCGAGCGCCTCGAGCAGCTGCCCGTGCTCCACGACGAGCTGGTGCAGTGCCTCGTACCGCGGCGGGCCGGGTGGGGCGACATCATCGCCACCAAGAGCGCGGCCGGCCCCCGGTCCCCGCTCGACGAGACCGTCCTCGACGAGATGACCAGCGGCAACATGGCGGCCGTCGCGCACCTGTGGCGCGTGGACGTACAGCGGGAGCGCTGGCCGCAGCACACGCCGCCGCCCCCGGCCGGTCTCGCCGCCGACTGCCGGTGGCTGGCCATGGAGCTGGACTGGATCGCCGCCCACTACGTGGCGGCCGGCGACCTCGCGCGGGAGGTCCGCGAGCTGGAGACGGCGGCCCGCTCCATCGTCGGCGACCCCGCGCCCAAGCCGCAGCGGCTCGGCACGTGCGTGGCCGCCGACGAGGAGGGCGTGGTGTGCGGCGCGGTCATCCGCCGGATGCCGGGCGAGACCCGGCTGACGTGCAGGTGGTGTGGCTACGTCTACGCGTCAGCGTTGGACTGGATGTGCTTGCAGCAGTTCCAGCCCCGCGAAGTGGCGTGACCACCTTGTATCCAACCCCCAGGTTGGATACGCTGTGCGGGATGGACTCGAAGCCCTGGCGGGACCGAATCCGTGACGAGGACGAGCTGTTGGAGCAGCTCAACCGACTCGCTTCCGAGTCCGCCGACCGCCGTGCCAAGGCGCTGCTCGAAGGAGTGGCCGACCTCGGCACCATCGCCGACGTCGCACGCGACCAAGGCGTCAGCTGGACCGCCGTAGACAAGGCGATCAAGAAGTACCAGCGCAAGAGAAGGGCCGCCGACCCCGGCGGCACCACAACCGAATAAGACGAGGGCCGGACAGCAGCTCACGGGTGTTGGAGCACCCGCGGCGCGCGCACCGCCCGACCCTCTACGCCCCCGGCGCGCAGCAACGCACCGGGCACTTGATCACGAACGAGACAGGACCTCGTCATGACCCAGCGGAAGACTATCCCGCTGCCCCGGCGCCTGATCGCCGCGGGCATCATCCGCCGCACCCCGGCCAACGCCGCGACCACCCGCGCCCACCGCGTCGAGCAGCTGCACAAGCTGTGCGACGCCGACTACGCGGACGCCGCCCCCCAGCGCACCAACCGCAGCCACCGCGACGACGCCCACCTGTGCGCGTACGCCGCCGAGGCGGTGACCGGCCGGTGACCCGCACGCTCAACGCCTGGCAGATCGCCGCCCTCGCCGTCGCCACCATCCTCATGGTGGCGGTCGGCGGGGCCGGCGGTTGGGGCACCTACTCCAACGTGCAGGCGCAGTTCCACCGCGGCGCCACCGCCGCCGGAGTCGTCGCCGCCGGTGAGGGCCTGGCCCTCGTCCTCGCGCTCGTCATGCTGTGCCTGACCATGCTCGGCCAGTCCTCCCCGACCGTGATCCGCGTCGGCCTGTGGCTCGCCCCGCTCGGCGCCGTAGGCACCGGCATCACGATCGCCCGCACCACCGCCGAGGCCGTCGTCTTCGCCCTCACCCCGATGGCGATGAGCGGCGCCGCCGAGGGCCTCGGCCTGATCGCCCGCCGCGTCAACATCTACCGGACCGGCGAGGACGCCGAACAGCAGCGCCGCAACGCCGAGATCGTGCAGGAGATCGCCTACCAGCAGGCCGTCGCCCAGCACCACCCCGACCAGGAGACACGGGACGAGGCGCTGCGCCAGGCGTGGAAGCTGGCGAAGAAGGCGGGCCGCGGTGACGCGCAGCTCGGCGCCGACCTCGTCGGCGTGCAGCGGGCCCGCATCAGTCAGGGCGCAGACACCGCCCTGGCCGGCATGTACGGGCGCGGCCCCGCGAAGGAAACCAAGCCGGACCGGTCCGCACGAGCCGTCCTGCGCCGCCAGGTCGCCGCGATGAACCCGGCGGATGCGGTGCGGATCGTGGCGGATGCGCTTCCTGATGCGACCCCGGCACAGGTTGCCGCGGATCTGACCGGCTACGGGCTCCCCATCGACGCCGTCCAGGTCGCGCTCATCCTCGGCGAGCAGCCCCCGGTGTACGAGGTGCATCGACCGGATGCGGCTGATGCGCCGCAGGTCACGGCCCTGGAGCCTCTCACCGTCGAGGGCGTCATCGTGCAGGCCGCATCCACCCTCGGCCCCGACGCCAAGGCCAAGGAGATCGTCGAGCACGTGGCCCGGCACCGGCGCCTCGTCGTCACCGAGCCCTACGTCCGCACCGCCCTGTCCCGCGCCGCGAAGAAGCAGCCCGGCGACAACAGCAGAGACCAGATGCGGGGTGGATACGCATGATCACCCTCGCGCCCGACGAGCGCCGCATTCGGCATCTGCTCCTCGTACACGGCGTCGGCCCCGACGCCGACGAGCAGCTGCCCGCGCTCCCGCCCGGCGACCTGCCGCCCGGGTACGAGCCCGCCCCGGCCGCCTGGTCGTGGGACGCCTACTTCGCCGGCCACCCCGCCGTCGAGTAGACCCCGTGCTCGCCGCGTTCTTCGTGCTCGCCGCGCTCCTCGGTCTGCTCGGCCTCATCGTGGTCGACCCCCGCACTGTCCCGCCCATCAGCGGGACGTGCGCCCTCATCCTCACCCTCGCCGCGCTCGCCGTGGCCATCGTCCGCTGAGGACCTCATGACACCGGACAGCAACAGCCCCAACGACGGGTCCGGCGCCCGCCCGCGTGACTGGTTCGACGACATCATCGACGCGACCACTCCGCCCGCGGCCCAGGTGCCAGCCGCCAGCAAACCCGCGCCCGCCAACCCCAGTCGCCCGATCACCCCGACCCGCATCCTTCCCGCGGGCGCGCCGCTCCCGGACCGGCCCCCTGAGCCCGGCGAACTGCCTCCCTGGCGCACGCCACCTCCGCCCGCACCTCCCGCGCCGCCCGCCGACCCGCCGCCCCCGGCCTGGCCCCCGATGGGCCCGGCCCCGGCGCCCCCGGAAGTCATGCACGTGATCCACGAGGTCATCGTGACCCCGGCCCCGCCGCCCGAGCCCGACCCGCCGCTCTGGACGCGCGCATGGGACTGGCTGTGGGACCACCTCGTCACCTGGCGGATGCTCCTCGCGATCGGCGCCGCCCTCCTGCCGTGGGCGGGCGGGCGTAGTCCCGTCGGCTGGTGGTCCGGCGTCGTCCACCAGGCGCGCACCGAGGCCGGCGTCCCCGCCGCATACGTGATCGCCGCTGTCGGCCTCGCCGCCACATGGGCGCTCGACCGCCACACCGGCCGCGTCCTGCCCCGCCTCCTGTTCGTCACCGCCACGCTCGGCGCCGTCGGCGCCCTCGACTGGTGGGACCCGATCCTTCTGCTGACCGGAGTGAGCCGATGACCGGAACCACAACCCTCACCCTCGGCGGACTCCTCGCCGCCCTCCTCGTCCTCATCGCCAACCTGCACCCCTGGTGGACCGGCAACCGCGAGATGAAGCAACTCGCCGCGTTCGGCAAGGGCTTCGGCGCCGCCGCGTGCGCCGCCGCCTGCCCCGGCGGACTCCTCGGCTGGGCACACACCCGCGCCGGAGCCGTCGCCAACGGCGCGGGCGAGCGCACCAGCGCCGCAGCAGCCGGGACCACCACCACCGGCGGCGTGACCAACGGACAGCTCGTCGGCCTCGGTACCACCGGCGCCGTCATCGCCATCGCCGTGGTCTTCCTCGTCACCCTCGCCTACAAGGCCGCCGGGAAGAAGGAAAAGAAGCGCATCCTGGGTGGCGCGTTCGTCGGGTCCGTCCTGCTGCTCACCGCAGGCGTGGCCGGCGCCCTCGCCTGGCTGCCGAGCGTCCTCAACGCGGTGGGCGTCGCGCTCGTCGACGCAGTCGAAGGGGCGGGCATCCTGTGAACCGCCCCCGCCGCGCCGCCACCCGGCTCACCCACGGCTCGACCGCTGCGGCCCGCCACATCGCCGCGCGCACTGCGGCCTGGGTGGCGCGCGGCCGCCGCCATGACCTCACCGGCTGGCGGGCATCGCTCGGCTGCTGGGCACGCATCGTGCTGCTCGCCCTCGGCGCTTACCTGATCTGCCGTCTGCTGCGCGCGCTACCCACCCTCATGTGGCTGGTCACCGCGGGCTGGCTGGCCGCCTCCTGGTGGGCCGGGAAGCGGGCGGTCGATCGGCCGTCCGCCGAGGCCCCTGCGACCGCCCCGGTGGAGCCGTCCGGAGGGGCGCTCCGCGCGCTCCTCCTGACCCTCATGGGCAGTGACTCCGCGGTGCACCTCTCCACCGTGCTGGATCACCTCCAGCAGCGGCCCGACACCGCGGCCCTCACAGCGTCCTGGAAGGTGCCAGATCTGCGCGCCCGGCTGAGGGCCGCGGGCATCCCCGTCCACCCCAAGGTGAAGGCCGGCGGGAAGGGCCCGACGAGGGGCGTCCGCCGGGTGGACCTGGCCCCTTCCCCGGACGCCGCGCCTGAGACGTCTACCGCCGCGTCTACCGCCGTCTGACCTGCACGTCTACCGACTCATCTACCGCCATCTACCGGGCCATCCCCCCGGACATCTACCTACCGAATGAGGCCACACGCGATGATCCACAACCTGTTGAAGATGCTCGCCGTCCTCGGCTGGGAGCAGCAGCCCCTCTACTACTGCGCCAACTGCGCCGGGAACTACCCGCCGAGCCACTTCCCCTGCATCTGACGGCCACCCGGAGAGCCCCGCCGCGCATCCCCCGTCGCGGCGGGGCTCTCCCGCATCATGGAGCCATGGAGCCACAGCTGCTGCGCCCCGGCCACCTCACCGCCGCCCAGACCCGCCAGGTCCTCGGCATCAGCGCCGGAGCCCTCCGCAACCTCGTCTACCGCGGCCAGCTCACCCGCTCCGGCGGCACCGAACGCCACCCCTACTACGCCGTCCACGACGTCACCGCCCTCGCCCTCAAACGCCAGCAGCGCGCCGCAGCTTGACCGCAGGTCAGGCACTGTGTGACGATCCCGGTGAACACGTGTGTCCACAGCAGGGCACCACAGACACCGAGGCCCCGCCCACCAGCGGGGCCTTCGTCATGCCCGGAGGCTCACCCATGCCCCTCCGCACCACCACCGCGAAGGCCCTCGCGCAGATCGAACGCCGCGACCCCCAAGGCGCCCGCCAGTACCGGGCAGAGCTGAGGTACTTCCACGTACCCGGGCGCACCATCCTCGGCATGAGCACCACCTGCGCCATCTTCGACGAGGCCCTCGCCTTCCAGCGCATGGCCAAGATCGTGGATGGTGCAGTAGAGAAGGCCCGCCAGGCAGCCCCCACCGCCTTCGCTCTGGCACCCCCTGTGGCCCCCTGAGCCACCCCCATGCCCTCCCGCCCCCGTAAGCCGTGCCCTGTCCCTGGATGCCCTGAGACCGTGATCCAAGGCAGATGTGAGAAGCACACACGCCAGGCCGAGGACATCAGGGGCAGCAGCACAGAGCGTGGCTACGACACACGATGGGCCAGACGCAGAGCCAACTACCTGTACCACCATCCGTGGTGCGTGCTCTGTGGCCAGGCAGCGAAGACCGCAGACCATTACCCGCTCTCACGCAAGCAGCTGGTAGCCAAGCATGATCCGGATCCCGATGCGGACAAGCATCTGCGTCCGCTCTGCATCCCATGTCACAGCAGCGAGACGGCACGGCATCAGCCAGGAGGGTGGAACGCCCGGTGACAGCCCACGGAGCAGTTGACCACGAAGCGACCGCCGACGAGATGGTCACGCTGAAGGCAGCACGCCAACGGCTCGACGAGGCACACGCCAAGGTGCCCGAGGACGGCAGCCCCGTCCCGCACACGGCCCTCACCGAGCTGCTGGAAGCCAGCCAGGCCTTCCGCGCTGCCGTCCACACCGTCCTCTACGGCCCCTCAAGCGAGTCTGAGGACGAGCAGGGCCCCAAGAGGGGGCGACTCTACGACCTGTCGAACGACCTCGCGCGCGATCACTGGCCCTCGCCGCCACCCACCCCTGGGGGGTGACTCCCCCCAGGCCCCCGAGGTCACCCGCCGGGGAGGCAAAAAATCACGGCCGCGATTCAGCGCCTTCTGATCAGCTAGGCAAACCGGACATAGGGGGTGGTGATCGTGGCTACCTCCGGACGGAAGCCGAAGCCCGCCCTCCAGGTCGTCCGTGAGGGCAACCCGGGGCACCGGCCGGTGCGCGAGGGCGTCAAGGTCCCGCCGGCCGAGCTACTCGCGCCCGACTGGACGGACCTGTTCCCAGAGCTGCACGTCCCTGACAAGCCGGTGGCCCCGGCCGGGGCGGACGACGAGATGCTGAAGGAGTACCGGCGCGAGGTCGACGCCTGGCGGCGCACCAAGCTGGCGAGCGAGGCCGCCGACTTCTGCCGGGCTGCGGCTGCGCGCGAGTGGGCGCGCGTCGTGCCGATCCTTCAGGTGGCCGCCGGGCTGTCCGCTGTGGACCGGTCGACGGCCGTGGACTACTGCGTCTGTGTCGCCCGGCTGGAGTGGTGTGAGCGGCGGCTGTCGGTGGAGGGCCTGGTGACGATGGGGCAGCGCGGGCCGTGCCGTAACCCGCTGACCACGGTGGCCACCCAGTACCGCACGCAGCTGAAGGCGTACATCGGTGAGCTGGGGCTGTCGCCATCGTCGCGGGGGCGGATCGCGCCGCCGGAGGGCGGGGACCCCGATGACGACGACACTTTCGACTGACGGCCGCTTCTACCTCACCTTCGAGGACGAGGCCGACGAGCTGCCGGTGCCCCGGGCGGCTCTGCACGAGCTGGGGCTGAGTGACGAGGAGATCGCCGAGGCCCTCGCCTCCAAACCGCTGGTGGTGGCGAACCAGGCGCACCTGAAGCCGGGCGCCTGGTTCGACGTTCCGGCGGCCCGGCGGGCGAAGAACGCGATCGAGTCGTTCAAGCACACCAAGGGCCGGTGGGGCGGCAACGCGCTGCTGCTCGGCCCCTGGCAGCTGGTGTGGGTGATCGCTCCGGTCTTCGGCTGGCTGTACGACGACGAGGAGGCCGGCCGCCCGGTGCGGGTCATCCGCACCGCGTGGGTGGAGGTGCCCCGCAAGAACGGCAAGTCGACAATCTCGTCCGGCGCCGCGCTGACGCTGCTGCTGGCGGACCGGGAGATCGGCGCCGAGGTGTATGCGGCGGCCGGATCCCTCGAGCAGGCTGGCCGCGTCTTCGACGACGCCAAGCGGATGGCGCAGACCTCAAGGGCCGTGCGCGGCCGTGTGGACGCGCGGGCGAACGTGCTGCTGACCCCGCGGACCGGCGGTGTACTGCGCGCCCTGTCGAAGATTGCCGAGACCGCACACGGCCTCAACGTCAGCGGCGGTGTGATCGACGAGGTCCACGTCCACAAGAAGCGCGACCTGGTCGACGCGATCGAGACCGGCACCGGTGCCAGGGATCAGCCGCTGATCATCTTCATCACGACGGCGGATGAGGGCGACGAGGGCACGATCTACGACGAGAAGCACACCTACACGGTGCGCGTCGCCGAGGTCGTCGTCGAGGATCCCTCGCACTACGGGGTGATCTGGGCCGCCGAGGAGAAGGACGACCCGTTCGCCGAGGAGACGTGGCGCAAGGCCAACCCCGGCCTCGGGGTGTCGCCGACACTGGCGTACCTGCGCAAGGAGGCAAACAAGGCCAAGGTCACGCCCAGCTACTTTCCGACGTTCTGCCGCCTGCACCTGAACCGGCGGATGCGCTCCAAGGTGCGCTGGCTGCCGATGCCGCTGTGGGACGCCAACGAGGGCGAGCTGACCGAGGCCCGACGCCAGCGCTTCCAGCCTGCCTGGGGCGGCCTGGACCTGTCGGCGGTCTCCGACCTGTCGGCGTGGGTGCTGGTGGTCAAGTCCCGCCAGCCCGGCAAAGAGCTGGAGATCATCCCCCGGTTCTGGGTGCCGGAAGACCGCTGCGACGATCTGGCGCACCACCTGCAAGTCCCGCTGCGGGACTGGGTGGAGGCCGGGCTGCTGACGCTGACCGAGGGCGACGCGATCGACTACGCGGCGATCGAGGACCAGATCCTCGCCGACTCGCGCACCTACCGGATCCAGCGGGTGAGCTACGACCGGATGTTCACCGGCGGCTCGTTGCAGCGCATCGAGGCCAACCCGCGGATCGGCGAGGTCGTCCCCGTCAACCAGACCTATCTGGGGATGGGGCCGCCGGCCAAGGAAGTGGAGCGGCTGCTGCGGGAGCGGGCGTTCGTCCACGACGGCCACAAGGTCCTGCGCTGGAACGCGGGATGCGTGGAGATCATCCGCGACGGCAACGACAACATCCGCCCGGTCAAGCCCAAGCGCGACGAGTCCTCGGCGCGCATCGACGGTGTCGCCGCCCTGGTGATGGCGGTCGACGGCTACCTGCGCCGCAAGCAGATCCGGGACACCGCAGACAGTGCGTGACAGGGGAAGGGAGGGTGCGCGTGTTCACCGACACGGAGAACCGGCTGGCCGACAGCGACAGCCCCGAAGTGATGATCCGGAAGCTGCGCGCGCGCCTGGACCGACGGGACGCCAAGGTCACAGAGTGGAACTCCCTGTACGACGGGGAGCGGAAGCTGCGCTTCGCCAGCCCGGAGTTCTCCGAGCAGGTGGGCGGCCTGTTCGACGGGTTCTCGGACAACTGGGCCAAGACCGTGCCGGACACGCTGCGCGAGCGCCTGGCCGTGGTCGATTTCCAGGGTGAGGACGGCACCTCCGACAAGGAGGCGATGAAGGCGTGGACGCGCACGCGCGCCGACGTGGAGGTCGGCCTGGCCATCCTGGACGCGCTGGTGACGGCCCGCTCGCACGCGATGGTGTGGAACCCCAACGGCCAATCCGACATCACGTTCGTCCCGGCCGGGCAGGCCATCGTCGACTACGTGCCGGGCACGCGCGGGGTGCGCCGCGCGGGGCTGCGCGTGTGGAGCGATGGGAGCCACGAGTTCGCCACGCTGTTCGTGCGCGCGGCCGCGGCTACCCCCGCGTGGGTGTACCGCCGCCAGCGCACGGTCGGCGGCGGCGAGTGGACGGCCCGCACGATCGGCCTGCGTACCTCTGAGCAGACCGACATGGTCAACCCGCTCGGCGAGGTCCCGATCGTGGAGATCGCCAACCGGGCCCGCCTGCACGGCAAGCCCACCTCCGAGATCGAGCCGGTCGCCCCGCTCCAGGACGGCGTCAACACCTTGTGGGCGCACCTGTTCACCGCCGCCGACTTCGCCGCCCTGCCGCAGCGCGTCATCCTGGGCATGGACCGGCCGACCCGGGACATCGTCGACCCGGAGACCGGCGACATCCTCGACGTCGAGAACATCCCGCTCGGGCAGTACTCCAAGGACCGCCTGCTGTGGCTGTCCAAGCAGAACGCGAGCATCGGCCAGTTCTCGCCGGCCGACCTGAACGCCTACCTTCAGGTGATCTCCCAGTGCGTGCGGCACATCGCCGCGCAGACCCGCACACCGCCGCAGTACCTGCTCGGCGAGATGGCCAACATCGCCGCCGACGCGCTGGAGTCCGCGGAGTCCGGGCTGGTCGCCAAGGCCATGGACAAGCAGCTGCACTTCGGTGCGGACCTGCGCGAGGTGATGCGGCTGGAGGCTCTCGCCTCCGGCGACCCCGCTCGCGCGGCCTCGCTGGCGATGGGCCGCACGGTGTGGCGGGACGCGCAGTTCCGGTCGGTCGCCCAGTACGCGGACGCCCTGACCAAGTACAAGGCGATCGGCGTGCCGGACGAGGCGCTGTGGCGGATGATCCCCGGGATCCGGCCCGAGCAGGTCGAGGAGTGGATCCGGCTGCGCGACGAGCAGGCCGCCGCCGCCGCGCAGGCCGCGGCCGCAGCCTTCAGCTCGTTCGGGCCGAAAGAGAGCGACGGAGCGGGCGAGGACGACGCCGAGCCGGGGGCTGAGGCCGCGTGAGCGAGGCCGCGGACGCCCGCTACACGCAGGTGCAGTCCCTCGCGCAGGCGGTCGTGTCCCGGGTCGCCTCCATCTGGTCCGGGCTGGCGCCGGAGAACATTCTCGCCTCACTCCAGGGCGACCAGGGCGCGGCCATCCTGGACGCGGTCGTGGCTGGGCAGCTCACCGCCGCCCAGGGCGCGCAGGCGTTCGTGATGCAGGCGATGGCCGAGCAGGCGGCAGCGGCCCGGATCGCCGCCGAGCTGGAGCCCGGCGCGTTCGCCGGGATCGCCTCGGACGGGCGGCCGTTGACAACGCTGCTGTTCAACCCGGCCATCACCACGTTCACGGCCTGGCACTCCGGCGCGGACGCGCAGACGGCGCAGCTGGCAGGGCTGCGGCAGATGTCGAGGATGGTGGCCACGCAGATCGCGGACGCCTCGAGGGCAGCGACGCAGGTGTCGATGGTGGCGCACCCGCGGTGCGTGTCCTACGTGCGGGTGGTGAAGCTGCCCGCGTGCGGGCGCTGCATCATCCTGGCGGGCCGCCAGTACTCCTACAGCACCGGCTTCAAGCGGCATCCGGACTGCGACTGCGGCATGGACCCGGTCCACACCGACGAGGAGTGGGGGCAGATCCCCGACCCCGACCAGCTGGTGGCGCAGATGTCCCCGCAGGAGCGGCGCAAGCGGCTCGGGGCGGCGGCCGTCGACGCGCTGGAGAAGGGCGCGGATCTGGCGCAGGTCGTCAACGCGAGGCGCGGCATGCAGACGATGACCGTGCACGGCCGCACGGTGCTGGGCACCACCGAGGCGACCTCGGTGCGCGGCATCGCGGGCAAGCGCCTCACCCAGGACGCCGGCGCCTCCAAGGTGCAGGGCGAGCGGTACCGGATCGCGAACCGGCCCCGGCTGATGCCGGAGGAAATCCTGCGCCTGGCCGACGACCGCGAGCACCAGCTGCGGCTGCTGAAGCTGCACGGCTACATCTACTGACTTCCCGGGCGCGAGGCCCGGGGCGCGCGCGGCGCGAGGCCGCGCGGATCACCCACCCGAAGGAGGAGCGCGATGCTCCGCACACGCAAGAACACCCTGGCCGTCATCGGCGGCGGCTGGTCCCACCCCTATGCCACGGGCCCTTTCGACCCGTTCCTGTACGCCGACGGCGGGGACGGCGCAGGCTCCGGATCCGGCAGCGGCGACGGAGGTGACGGCGGCTCCGGCACGGGTGACGGCGGCGGTTCGGGGGACGGCGGCTCCGGCGACGGAGACGGCGACCTCGGCGACGCCGGGAAGAAGGCGTTGCAGAGCGAGCGCGATGCCCGCAAGGCGGCCGAGGCCCGCGTGAAGGAGCTGGAAGGCAAGCTCTCGCGCAAGCCGAAGGACCCCGGCGCGAAGCCGGGCGAGAACGGCAAGGGCGGCAACGGCGACGGGACGGGCCCGGACGCCGAGGCGCTGAAGGCGGACATCCTCGCCGAGTTCACGGCGGACACGAATGCCCGCCTGATCCGCGCCGAGGTGAAGGCCGCTGCGGCGGGCAAGCTCGCCGACCCGGCCGACGCCCCGAAGTTCATCGACCTCGCCAAGATCAAGATCGGTGAGGACGGCGACCCCGACGCCAAGCAGATCAAGAAGGCGATCGAGGACCTGCTGAAGGAGAAGCCCTACCTGGCCGCCAGCGGCGCAGGGCAGGGCTGGGGCGACGTCGGAGGCGGCGGACAGCAGAGCGCCCCGCCCGCCGACATCGAGCCTGGCATGGGCCGCCTGCGGCACGCCTACGCCACCGAGTCCAAGACCAAGTAGCACGGCCCGCACGACGGGCCCAACCGTGAAGGAGGCCCGTCGTGGCCGTGACCCTTGTCGAGGCGGCGAAGCTGTCTCAGACCAGCCTTCAGCGCGGCGTCATCGAGACGTTCGTGCAGGAGTCGTCCATCCTGGACCGCATCCCGTTCCTGACCATCGAGGGCAACGCCTACGCCTACAACGAGGAGGGCACGCTTCCGGGCGTCGCGTTCCGTTCGGTCAACGAGGCGTACACCGAGTCCACGGGCACGGTGAACCAGAAGAGCGAGTCTCTGGTGATCCTCGGTGGCGACGCGGACGTGGACAAGTTCATCGTCCGCACCCGCGGCAACCTCAACGACCAGCGCGCCACCCAGACCCGCATGAAGGTCAAGGCGGCCAGCTACAAGTTCCAGGACACGTTCTTCAACGGCGACGTCACCGTGGACGCCAAGGCTTTCGACGGGTTGAAGAAGCGGCTGACCGGCGCGCAGGTCATCGACGCCGCCACCAACGGCCTCGGCCCGGTCGCCGGCGGCCACGATTTCTTCGACGTCCTGGACACCGGCATCGCCCGCGTGCCCGGCATCAACGGCTCCAACGGTGCGATCTACGCCAACGCCTCGGCGATCGCCCGGATCAAGTCGAGCGCGCGGCGCCTGGGCGGTGTGGAGATGATTCGCGAGGCCCTCACCCAGAAGATGATCGCCACCTACAACGGGATTCCGCTGCTGGACCCGGGCCAGACCGCGGCGGGCACGGACATCCTTCCGCAGACCGAGACGCAGGGCTCCGCGTCCGGGACCGCGTCGTCGATCTACGTCGTGAAGTTCGGCCAGGACGAGGGCGACCGCGCCGTCACCGGCCTAACCAACGGCGGCGTGCAGGTCAACGACCTGGGCGAACTCCAGGAGAAGCCCGCCTACCGCACGCGCATCGAGTTCTACACCGGCATGGCCGTCTTCGGCGGCAAGGCCGCAGCCCGTATCCGCGGCGTCCTGAACGCCTGATCTGAAGGGAGACGGCCCCATGGCCACGAGCAAGAGCACCCCGACCGAGACTCGCCTGGACGAGCACCTCGATGCCCCGTCCACCACGGCCCCGGGTGACGGGCCGGCCGACACCACCGACCCCGACGAGCGCGCCGTGTCGGCCACCCCCGACAAGGGCGCCGCCGCGGCGGCCGGGCACGGCACCGTCAACGCCGTCCTGCCCGCCCCGAAGAAGGCGGCCGCCAAGCGGGCCGCGGGCAAGGACCGCACGGAGACCTACACCGCGCTGCGGCCGGACAACACCGAGGTCACCGTGGAGCGGAACATCGAGACCGGCGCCTCCACCGTCAAGGACGGCTGACGTGGCCGCGCTGCCGCCGCTGGCCACCATCGAGCAGCTGGAGGACTGGTTGCAGGTGCCGCGCGGCAGCGCGCCCGTGAGCACGGTGCAGCTGGCGCTGGACATCGCCTCGGACATGGTCCGGCGCGAGGCGAAGACCACCTTCACCGTGCGGACGTCGACCATGTCCCGCCTCGTCGAGGACGGCAGGATCCGCCTGCCCGGCCCGGTGCAGTCGGTCGCCGAGGTCACCATCGACGGCGTCACGCTCACCGCTGGCGCCGACTGGGCTCACGACATGGACGGGGTGACGCTGGCCTACCGGTTCTGGCGGCACCGCCGAGCACAGGTCACCTGGACGTTCGGCTGGCCCGTCGTCCCGATGGAGATCGTGGGCCTGGTCCTGGATGTGACCGCGCGGGCGTGCGTGAACCCCAAGAACCTGCGCCAGGAGTCCACCGGCCAGCGGTCGGTGACCTTCGCCTCCGAGACCCTGGCCACCTCACTGGCCGAGGTGGAGAAGGACAAGCTGGCCCGCTACCACCCGGCCCCGGCCCTGACCTCGCGCTGGGGGTGAACAGTGTTCGGGCAGTCGCCGCTGATGGACCAGACCGTCGAGCACATCGCCCGCCACTACGGCGAGGACGAGCGCGGCAACGAGGCGTGGATCGAGGCCGCCCCGGTCGACGTCGAGGACTGCTCGGTGCAGCCGCTGGACTCGGCCGAGTACCTGACCAGCTCCTCCGACCAGATCGTCTCGCGCTGGCAGTTCTTCGGCCCTCCCGGCATGGGTCTGAAGGGCACCGACCTGCTCCGCGTCGACGGCACCACCTACGAGATCGACGGCGACCCCGGGCTGGCCCGCTCCGTCTCACCGTTCCTGGCGCACACCTCGGCCGTCTTGAAGGAGGTCACCGGATGAGCAGCCGTGTCCGTATCGTCTTCGACCAGCGCGGCCTGGACCAGATCATGCGACTGCCCGAGGTCCGCGCCGCCCTGCACAACCGGGCCGCCGAGATCGCCGCGCAGGCCCGCACCATCGCGGCCTCCGAGATCGACGACAACTTCGCCTCCGAGATCCGCGTCTCCGACGAGACCCGGCCCTCGGGCCGGCCGGTGGCCAAGGTGGAGGCCACCCGCGCGGACGCCGCCGACCACGAATGGGGCTCCACCAACACACAGCGGCGCCGCGTGCTGGGCCGGGCGGCCGGCGTGCAGCCGCAGACCATCTTCCCGGACCGCTCGGACAGGCCGTGAGCAGCCCGCCCGGCCTGGACTGGGGCGACATCGAACAGGCCGCCTCCACCTGGCTGCGCGCCCGCCACCCGGCCGCGCGCGTCGCCCAGGAACTCCCCGCCGACCTGGAAAAGAAGCTGCCGCTGATCCGCGTGCAGGTCACCCCGGGCGGCGGCGAGGACGTCACCACCGGCGTCACCCTCCTCGACGTCGAGTCGTTCGCTGCGACCCGGCAAGCGATGTGGGACCTGGCCCGCGCCGTGCACACCAGCATGCTCGCCCTGGCCGGACAGCACGCCGCGGGCCTCGTCATCGACACCGTCACCAGCGACATGCGCCCCGCCCCGGTCGACTACGGCAATCCCGCCGTGCGCCGCACCGTGGCCACCTACCGGCTCACCAGCCGCGCACGGGCGACCGCCTGACGCGCAACCATCCGCACGCCCCCACAGGGCACTCCAGAAAGGAGGGCGGCATGGTTGCCGCCGACTTCACCACCATCGCGGAGCTGAAGGCCTCGCTCATCCGCAAGGCCCTGCGCTACGCGATCTTCGCCGCCGACGCCTCGGCCTCCGCTGTCACCGCACCGTTCGACAACTCCGGCATCCTTCAGGTCCTGCCCGAGGGCTACCGGCCGGTCGGCTTCACCACGACCGACGGCGTCACCTTCTCCGGCGACCTGTCCAACTCCGATGTCGAGTCCGGGCAGTCCGCGTCCCCGACCCGCTCGGACGTGGAGACCGACACCCGCACCGCGCAGTGGGTGCCGCAGGAGACGAACGCGGCCGCGATCGCCCTGTACGAGAACCTGCCGCTGTCGGGCAGCGGCGCCCTGCCGGACATCGGCACGGCCACCTGGGAGTGGTCCCGCCCCAAGACGCCGCCGACCCTGTACCGGCGGCTGCTGTTCATCGCCGAGGACCTCAACAAGGAGACCGGGCAGCCGATCTACATCGTCCGGCACTTCCCCTCCGCGCTGCGCTCCGGGCGCGAGGACGAGCAGTGGACCCGCACCGCCGAGATCAGCCGCGGCGTCACCTACCAGGCCTACATCGACGACGCGCTCGGCACGGACGCCCGCTCGTGGATCGACGGGCCGGGCTGGCGGGACCTGGCCGCACCGTCCAACGAGGTGCAGACCGTGTCCATCACCGGCGGTCCGACGGGCGGCACGTACACGCTGACCTACTCCGGGCAGACCACCGCCGGCATTCCGTTCAACGCGACCGCCGCGCAGGTCCGCACGGCGCTGGCCGCGCTGTCGAACATCGGCAGCGGCAACGTGCAGTGCGCGGGCGGCCCGCACCCGGGCAGCCCGGTCACCGTGACGTTCACCGGCACCCTCGCCGGGACGGACGTCGCCCAGCTGACCGGCAGCGCCGCCTCCCTGACCGGCGGCACCTCGCCGGCCGTCACCGTCAACACGACCACGCCCGGCGGTCAGTGACCGCCCCACGACCGGCACAGCGGCGGCGGCCACGGGTGAGCCCCACCGCCGCTGTGCCTTCACCCGCTCACCCACCGGCCACCCAGAAGCGAGACGAGATCACCATGAGCAAGCCGAACAAGAAGCGCTACGTCCTGGCCACGGTCCGCCAGCAGTACTCCGAGGCGGTCGGCGGCGAGGAAGTCGAGTTCGAGGGGCCGGGCGGCAAGACGTTCACGATGCCCCACCCCATGTTCGCCTCCTCGGAGTGGACCAAGAACGTCGACGACGCCGAGACCGACGAGGAGATGGCCCTGGCCATGCTCGGCGAGGAGCAGTACCAGGCGTTCTGTGAGGCAGGCGGCAACCCCTCGGACGTCAACTTCATCCGCATGGCCGCGATGGAGGACATGAAGGGAGCCCTGAAGAAGGGCCGCCCTACACGGTCCTAGACGTCCTCGGCGACTACCCCGAGGCCGTCGAGGCCGACCTGTGCCACTGGTACCCGCAGTACGGGGAGGGCGGCCCGCTGAGGGCGTTCTTCCAGGGCCGCATCACCCTGCGGCTCCTGCGGGTCCTGGTGGAAGGCCTGCCGCCCACCGGCGTGCTCGCCCGCAAGGCGGCCGGCCACCACTGGCAGCACCTGGAGTTCCTCGTCGCGGAGCTCCTCGACGAAACGACGCGCGCCCGGGTCGACTTCGGCAACGCCAACCGGGCCGAGAACGCGCCCGAGCGGCCCTACCCGGACCCGGTGTGGCGCCCCGAGAAGAGCACCGCCAAGAAGAAGCGGACCAAGGCGCAAGCCCGCGAACGCGCGGACGCCCGCGCCGGATACCTGCGCATCGTCGCCCTCGTCACACCGGAGCACGCAGAAAAGGGGTGAGCCATGCCCCGCGCCGCATCCGTGTGGCTGGACGTCCTACCGTCCATGGCCGAGTTCCGCCGCGAACTGCGGCGCGAGCTGGAGGACCCCATCCGCCAGTCCGCCACCCGCGCCGGACAGCAGGGCGGCGAGGGCCTGATGACGGGCATGGCCAGCAAGATGAAGGCCGGAGCGCTCGCCGCCGGGGTCGCGGCGGGCGCGCTGGTCGCCAAGGGCGTCGCCCTGTCGATGGAGAAGAACAAGGCGGCCGGAAAGATCCAGGCAACGCTGGGCCTGTCCGACAAGGAGGCGCAGCGCGCCGGGCAGGCCGCCGGGCGGCTGTACGCCAACGCGGTCACGGAGTCCGTGGACGAGGGCGCGGACGCAGTCAAGCGCATCATGCAGGCCGGGCTCGCCCCGAGCGATGCGACGACGAAGCAGCTCGCTTCGCTGGCCACCAAGACGCAGGACCTCGCATCCCTCTTCGAGGTCGACCTCGGCCAGGCCGCCAACGCCGCCGGACAGGCGGTCAAGAACGGGCTGGCGAAGAACGCCGACGAGGCCCTGGACACCATGTTCCGCGGCTTCCAGGTGATGGGCCCGAGGGCCGATGACCTGGCGGACACCTTCAACGAGTACTCCACGATCTTCCGGTCCCTGAACCTGCCGATCAAGACCGTGACCGGCTTGCTGGCGCAGGGCATGAAGGCCGGTGCCCGCGACACCGACGTGGTCGCGGACGCCCTGAAGGAGTTCCAGATCCGGGCCACGGACGGCTCCAAGGCGTCCGCCGCCGGGTTCAAGGCGCTGGGCCTGTCCGCCTCGGGCATGACGTCGCAGATCGCAGCGGGCGGCAAGGGCGCCTCCGACGGTTTGCAGATCGTGCTGGACCGGCTGCGGAAGATGAAGGACCCCGTGGACCGCAACGCCGCCGCGGTCGCGTTGTTCGGGACCAAGGCCGAGGACATGGGCAAGGCGCTGTTCGCCCTCGACCCGTCGACCGCGGCCGCCGGGCTGGGCAAGGTGGGCGGCGCCGCCAAGAAGGCCGGCGACAACCTGCGCAAGGATGCGGGCACCCAGTTCGAAATCTTCAAGCGCAAGGCGCTCATGGCGATCGGTGACGCAGCTGCCCGCTACGCCATTCCCGCGCTGATGGCCTTCAGCCGGTTCCTGATCAACGATGTCCTGCCTCCCGTCCGCACCGTTTCGGCGTGGCTGGCCGACCACCTCGCCCCCGTAATCCGGGGCACCGGCGAGGCCATCGGCGGCACGGTGCGCTGGTTCAAGGAGTGGGGCATCTGGCTGTCCCCGCTCGCTGTCCTCATCGGTGGCGTGACGCTCGCCCTGTCCGCGCAGGCCATCACCACCGGTGTGGTCGTCGGCGTCATGGCGGCCTACTCGGTGGCCAGCCGCGCCATCGCCGTTGTCACACGCGGCTGGGCCGCCGCGCAGGCCCTGCTGAACGCGGTGATGGCCATGAACCCCTTCGTCCTGGCGGCCATCGCCGTGGCCGCCCTCGGCGTCGCCCTGGTCGTGGCCTGGAAGAAGTCCGAGACCTTCCGCAACATCGTTCTGGGCACCTGGGCGGCGATCAAGACCGGTGCCATGTGGCTGTGGACCAACGGCATCAAGCCGATGGTCGACGGCTTCATGGTCGGCGTCCGCGCGCTGGGGACGGCCGCATCGTGGCTGTGGTCGACGATCCTCAGCCCGGTCTTCTCCGCGATCTCCACCGCCGCGAAGATCCTCGCCACCATCCTCGTCGTCGTGGTCTTCGGACCGATGATCTTCGGGGTGCAGACGCTCGGCCGCGTCTTCAGCTGGCTGTGGACCGCCGCGATCAAGCCCGCTTTCGGGTGGATCGCCGCCGGGGCCAAGATGTGGTGGGCCGGGGTCAAGACCGTCTTCTCCGCGCTGATGACCGGCGTGCGGGCGATCGGCTCCGTCTTCAAGTGGCTCTACACCAGCATCGCCAAGCCGGTCTTCGGCTGGATCGTCGCCGGGGCGAAGCTGTGGTGGTCTGGCGTGAAGGGCGTCTTCTCGCTGGTGAGTGCCGGGCTCCGGGCGGTCGGCGGCGTCTTCAAGTGGCTGTGGACCAACGGCGTAAAGCCCGCCTTCTCCGGGATCAAGTCGGTCATCTCCACCGTCTACAACTCCGGCATCAAGCCCGTCTTCGACAAGCTGAAGGCCGCGACCCGTTCCGTATCCGACGCCTTCGACACCGCCCGCGGCGGCATCAAAAAGGCGTGGGACAAGGTGAGCGGCATCGCCAAGAAGCCGGTCAACTTCATCATCTCCACGGTCTACAACAAGGGGATCCGCAAGGTCTGGAACATGGTCGCCGACAAGTTCGGCGCTCCGACCTTGGGTGAGTTCAAGGGCTTCCGCCGCGGCGGTGTCCTGCCGGGCCAGTCCTCGTACAAGCAGGGCGACGACCAGCTGGTGCCCATGCGTCGCGGTGAGGGCGTCGCCGTGTCCGAGGCGATGCGCGACCCGTATGAGCGGTCCCGGCTGCTGGCTGTCAACAAGGCCGCCATGCAGGGCCGTTCGCTGCGCCCGTTCCAGGGCGAGGGGTTCGCCAAGGGCGGCATCTTCGGCTGGATCAGCAAGGCCAAGGACTGGACCGCTGACAAGGTCCAGAGCGGGGTGGACTGGCTGAAGGATGGGCTCAAGGCGTCCGCCGAGGCCGGGTTGAACAAGGTGGTCAAGCCGCTCTTGACCAAGATCGCCGGATCGGCGTCGGTCTACCGGGACATGATCAGCGGCATCCCGAAGCGGATGATCAAGAACATCATCGGCTACTCCGACACTGCCGACGACAAGCTGGAGGCAGCCGGGATCGGAGGCAAGGGGTTCAAGGCGGGCCTGTCCTGGGCGCGCACGCAGGCGGGCAAGGCCTACCAGTGGGGCGGCAACGGCAACCCGAGCTGGGACTGCTCCGGGTTCATGTCCGCCATCGAGTCCGTCATCCGCGGGCAGAAGCCACACCGCCGGTGGGCCACCGGCAGCTTCTCCGGGGCGACGGCCGCGCCCGGCTGGACCCTGAACAAGCGCTCCCCGTTCATGATCGGCATCACCAATTCCGGGGTGGGTCACACCGCCGGAACGATCAACGGCGTCAACGTCGAATCGCGGGGCGGCGACGGTGTCGTGGTCGGCTCCCGCGCCCGCTCCTACCGCGACTCGCTGTTCACCCACCGGTACGGGTTCGCCGCCAAGGGCTACGCCGACGGCGGCAAGCCCCACGCGGGTGAGGTCGCCTGGGTCGGCGAGCAGGGGCCGGAGCTGATCAAGTTCGGCAGCGGGAACACCGAGGTCTACAACCACCGCGACTCCATGCGGATGTGGGAGGGCCTCGGCGCCCGCGGCTTCGCCAAGGGCACCAGCAACTCCAAGGCCAAGGCGCAGGCCGCCGCGAAGGCTGCTGCCAAGGCCCGCCTGAACGCCCGCAAGCAGATCCCCGGCGACCTGACCGACTTCACCCGGTCGCTGACCGGCTCGGCCGCGGACATCGCCAAGGCCGCCGCCGAGCTGTCCAAGGACCTGCGCGCGGCCGGCGGCGCGGGCAAGGGCCTGGCCACCTCAGTGGCCAAGACCTCGGCCAAGCTCCAGTCGATGGCCAAGCAGCGCGACGCCCTCAGCTCAAAGATCGCCACCGCGCGGCAGACGGCGTCCGACCAGAAGAAGACGGCCGCCGACTATCTGAGCCTGTCCAACCTGGGCGAGGCCACCACCATCGGCGAGGTCCTGGCCGGGATGAAGGAGCGCCAGGGCACCGTCGGCGACCGCACGGCCGACCTCGCCAAGCTGACCAAGAAGGGCCTGTCCAAGGACCTGCTCGAACAGCTGTCGTCGATGGGCCCGGACAGCACCCTGGCCAGCGTTCTGGCCAGCGCCTCCCCGGCACAGATCAAGCAGTTGAACGCGCTGGGCAAGACCGGGGCGAAGCTGTCCACCACGTACGGCAACACCATCGCCGACGGCATGTTCGACGCGGGCAAGAGCGCCTCCAAGGGCTTCCTGGCGGGGCTGCTCGCTGATGAGAAGGCCATCCAGAAGTCGATGGCCAAGCTCGGCGCCGGGGCCGTCAAGGCGATCCGGTCCAAGAAGGGCATCGACGCGCACTCGCCGTCGCGCAAGGCGGCCAAGGCGGGCGCCGACCTGGGGGCCGGTCTGGTCGCCGGGATGGCCGCGTCCGGCCCGGCCATCGAGTCGGCGGCCACCCGCATGGGGGCCGCCGCCGTCCCGGCCGGCGTCGTCCCGGTCACCTCCGCCAGCTCCGCTCAGGGGGTTGGCACCGGTCTGGACGGGCGGCCGCTGTACCTCGTCGTTGAGGACGGCACCACCCTGCGGGTCTGGGTGGATGAGCGCGTGGACGAGGGCCTGTCCGACATGCGCCGCAGCAAGCGGTCCGGGAGCAAGAAGTAGAGGGGTAGCAACGTATGCCGATGATCGTGGATCCGGGGGCGCCGCCGGTCACCCCGCCCGCCCAGGTCACCAGTCCCGAGGGCTGGCTGACCGCCGTGGTGGACGAGGTGTGGGCGGGCGTCGTCCTCGCTGTCGACTTCACCGCCGGACCGGCCGCGCTGCCCAGCGTCGCCAATGTCCGCAAGGTGCTGGTGACCCGCCAGGACCCCGGCACGGCTCAGGTGGCGCGCGTGCGCTCGGGAGACCTCGCCTGGGCCGTCGAGGGCGTCGGACAGGCCTACGACCATGAGGCGCCGCTCGGGGTCGCGGTCGCCTACACCGCGACCCCGCTGTACGCCGACGGCACGTGGGGGCAGTCGACGTCGCTGTCGGTGGTGGTGCCCGCGCCCGTGGCCGCGCAGTCCAAGGACCTGTGGGTGAAGTCCCTCGAGGACCCGGATCTCTCGATGCGGGTGATGTACGGGCCCGCGCAGGGCACGACCAGCACGGGCCGCCAGGACACGGCCGCGCGCACCGGCAGCGAGTTCACCGCCGTCGCCTTCGACACCGCCTCGGCGCCGGCCGAGAGCGTGTCGGTGGACGTGCTCGCCGCCGACATCGCCCGGTTCCGCACGCTGATCCGCTCCGGGGTCCTGCTCGCCCAGGTGCGGCCCGAGTACCAGATCGGCGACCGGTACTTCGTCCCGGGCGACGTCGCGGAGAAGCCCACCGGCAAGCTGGGCGTGACCGGCGGCTACACGGTGACGTTCGACATCGTGCCCATCGAGCGGCCCGACACCGCCGGGCAGCCCATGCTCATGCCGGGCTGGTCGTACAACAAGCTGGCGGCCACGTTCGACAGCTACGACGCGGCGAGCGCCGCCTACTCCACCTACGCCTCGATGGCCACGAACGGCGCGGTGACCTGATGCTGCCCATCTCGGCGGCCGCGCTGGCGGCCCTGGGGCAGGCCACCCGCAGGCCCGTGCTGTGCGAGTGGTCCAACGACGGCGGTCTGACCTGGGCGCCCGTGCAGTTCGGGTCCGGATCGGTGACGCCGGACCGTACCGCGGAGTGCCGCTACTCGGCCGCTGTCGAGCTGCTCGACGCGCCCCGCGGCCGCTCCGGCATCAACGGCATCACCACCGAGATCCGCTTGTTCCAGGGCATCGGCGTTCCCCGGCGCGGCATCGAGTGGATCCCGGCCGGCCGCTACAGCATCGACCGGCTGCGCCGCACCCGGCTGGGCGTCAGCCTGGACCTGCTGGGCCGGGAGGACATCATCCGCACCGCCGCCCTGCCCACGGCGCGCACCATCGGCCCCGACTACGCGGAGGCCTGCGCCCGAACCCTCGTCTCCGAGGCGCTGCCCACCTCGCCGATCGCCTGGAAACCCGGGGTCAACGCGGCCACGGCGCTGCCCGCCTTCGTCGTCGACGAGGACCGGTGGGCGGCGCTGTCCGGCGGCACCGACTCCGCGGGCGCCTCTACCGGTATCGCCACCGCGCTGGCCGCCGAGGTGTATGCCGACGCGAGCGGCACCATCACCTTCGCCCCGGTGCCGACCCTTGCCGACCCCGTGGTCTGGCGCATCCCGCGCCATCTGGCGACCGCCGAGCCCGCCGAGGAGGAGACCACCGAGGGCCTGGTGAACCTGTGGGTGGTCACCGGCGACTCGGGTAGCGGGAGCGCGCCCATCGGCCCGGCCTACGCCTGGGACGACGACCCGACCAGCCTCAGCTACGCCGGGCCCGACCCGGTGGACGATCCGCTGGCGCCGCAGCGCCTGGGCCTGTCCGCCGTGCGTGTGCGCACCGGCCGCTACACGTCCCCGCTGATCACCAGCCAGGGCCAGGCCGACGACGTCGCCCGGGCCAAGCTGTCCGACTCCCTGGGCCTGCAGGCCTCGCTGTCGATGACGACCGTCTGCAACCCGGCGATCGAGCCCGGCGACGTGATCGAGGCAGAGACGGACGAGGGCGTGTGGGAGCGGCACCTGGTCGACGCCAACCCGTACACGCTCGGCGGTGTCTCGATGACCTGCCAGACACGCACCAGCACCCGGAGGCTGTAGTGGGCATCCGCGACTTGCTCGGCAAGGACCTGGCCGCCCTCGATGCGGCCGCGTCCGGCGGCCTGCAAACGGTTTCCGCGGAGGTCACCGACGTCACCGACGAGGGCACTGTGCACCTGCGGATGATGGGGGCGCAGCTGTACGACGTGCCGTGCGCCACCTCCTACCGCGACCGCGCGGCCGGCGACATCGTGGCCGTGCGCCGCGGCACCGTGCCCGTGGTGCTGTGGCGGCTCGGCGACGATCCGGCCGACGCCGACCGGGCCGCCGTCGCCGATCTCGCCCAGGACGCCGCCGAGGACCTGATCGCCATCTCCGCCTACACCTGGGGCACCAGCGCGCCCGCAGGAAGCGGCTGGCAGCAGGTCAGCACCCTGTGGACGAAGAAGGACGGCGCCGGGAAAGGTGTGCTGTACGCGCAGCTCGGCACTGCCCCGGACCCGTCTCCGACCCCGCCGCCCGCCCGCGCCCCGAAGGCGGTCACCGTCTCCCCGGCCGATGCCGGATCGTGGCGCAATGGGCGGCCGGACGACTACGCCTCGAACCCCACCCAGGGCGACTGGACCGGCGGCGGCAACCGGAGGGGCGGCTGGTTCTACGGCAGCCGGATCACGTCGGCCTGCCAGGGCAAGACCGTGGCGTCCATGAAGGTGACGTTCACGCGGCGGCGCGGCTCGGGCAAGAACGCCAAGGTCCCCATGCACCTGTACCTGCACGGGTTCTCCTCGGCGCCCGGCGGACAGCTCACGCTCGGCGACGGCCCCGAGGAGCTGCTGCGCCTGGCCGTGGGTGCCAAGGGCACCGCGACCCTGCCCGCCGCCTGGCGCAACGCCCTGGCCTCCGGCAGCGCCCGCGGCCTGGCCATCTACGCCTCAGGCCGTAGCGACTACGCCGCCTTCACCGGCGGCCAGATCCGCATCACGTTCTCAGCCAGCTAGGAGGAACACCCTTGGCCACCATCGGCTACGCCGAACTGCCCGTCCCCGGCGGCGCGCAGGCCCCCCTCGTCCCCGCGGACATCGCGGAACTCGCCGAGTCCGTGGACCCGCACCTCAAGCAGCACGCGATCAACCAGGCCGACCGGGACAGCAGGTTCGCCTCCGCGCCCGTCCAGACGCTCGTCATCGCCCAGAACGGCACCACCTGGGTCAAGACGAGCGCGGGCAACACCTGGGCGACGCTGTGGGAACCGATCCCCGACTGGATCAACATCACGCTGCTGGCGGGCTACACCGCATCCGCCGGGTACACGCCGCAGGCCCGTATCCGGGACGGCGGGCGCCGCGTCAGCCTGCGCGGCCGCATCGAGCGCACCGACGGCCAGGTCATCCCCACCAACGGCGTGAAGATCGGCTCCGTGCCCTCCAGCTGCATCCCGCAGGTCCAGCCGGGCCAGCTGGCCGTCACCTGCTCCCTGGCCGGGGACGTCACGATCGGCACCGGCAAGCTGGAAATCCTCGAGGTCGGCACCTCCAGCGCGCTCGGCTCCGCAGGCGATCTGACCTGGTGGAGCCAGGACGGGGCGACCGCCGGAGGCGTGCCCTGGATCGGCATCAACGGCGACTACTGGACCGACTGAAAGGGCCCCCGTGCCGCTCTACACCTTCGGCGGGACCCCCGCCGACGTTCTCACCGACGCCGCAGGCAACGCGATCCCCAACTACCAGGTCCTCGTCTACCGGGCGGGCACCAACGAGCTGGTCACCGCGCTGTACGAGGCGGACGGCACCACCCCCATCGGCGAGCTGCGCTCCAACCCGACAGGCTCCCCGACGCCCGGCGCCATCCGCGCCTTCCGCGCAGCGGACGTCACCGCGATCGAGTACGCCTACAACACGTCGTCCGGCCAGCCGGTGCGCTGGTTTCAGGCCGCCCGCGAGCTGCCGCAGGAAGCGGTCACCGCCGCGCGGAACGCTCTGCTCAAGGCCGAGGGCGGCACCGTCACCGCGCCCGTCACCTTCGCCGCCGGCGCCGTCGTGGAGGACGGGCTGGACGTGACGGGCGGCGCCACCGTGGACGGCCTCGATGTCGCCGGGGACCTGGCCGTCTCCGGCACGTTCGCCCCGGCGAACCTGTCGCTGGCCGGGATGCGGATGTTCAACCCGCGCGTCTACGGCGCCAAGGGCGACGGGACCGGCAACGACAGCCCCGCCATCCAGGCCGCGCTCAGCGCCGCGCTCGCCGCGGGCGGCGGCTGGGTCGTCGTCCCCTCCGGCACGTACATGATCGGCAACATGTTGCGGATCTACCGCAACACCCGCCTCACCTTGATGCCGGGCGCCGAGTTCCGCCGCAACACCCCCGGCACCATGTTGCTCAACGGTGACGCCGACCAGGCCTACGGCGGCTACTCCGGCCACGGCAACCTGCTCATCGAGGGCGGCCTGTGGAACATGCGCGGCACGACTGCGGGGCTGACGGGATCGGCGATGTGCATCAGCATCGGCCACGCCCAGAACGTCACCATCCGCGACCTGGAGGTCCGCGACCTGCCCGGGTATCACGGCATCGAGTTCAACTCGACGAAGAACGCCCTGGCCCAGAACTGCTCTTTCCGCGGCTACGTCAACCCCGGCGGCCGCACCTTCTCCGAGGCCGTACAGATCGACCTCGCCAAGGCCGTCGCCGTCTTCGGCGGCTTCGGGCCGTACGACAACACCGCGTGCGAGGACATCACCATCCGGAACTGCTACGTCGGCCCGTCCGGCACGGCCGGCACCACCGCCTGGCCGAGGGGTTTCGGATCGCACGCCGCGACCATCGGCCGCTGGCACAAGCGCATCAAGGTCATCGGCTGCACCGTCGAGGGCGGCACCCAGTACGCGGTCGGCGCCTACGCCTGGCAGGACTGCCTCATCCAGGGCAACACCTTCTTCAACCAGGGCGCGGGCGTGCGGCTATGGACCAACGACACCACCGACGCGAACGCCACCACCGATGCCTCCGGGGCGCAGACGAACGCCAGCCAGGAGACCCGCGGCGGTGCCATCGTCGGGAACACGATGCGGGACATGGCCGGCTACGACGACGCGATCCAGGTCCGCGGCGAGGCCACCGGCAAGCTGACCGGCGTCGTCGTCAGCGCCAACACCATCGACGCCACCGCAGGCGGCAGCGGCGTCCGCCTGGAGCTGGCCGAGCAGTGCACCGTGAGCGGCAACGTGCTGCGCGGCGTCAGCGGCACCGGCATCAGCATGGTCAACGCGGCCGACAGCGTCGTCAGCGGCAACCGCGTCGTCTCGGCCGGCGGCTCCGGCATCGCCGCGGCCCCGGGCACCGGGATGCAGATCGTCGGCAACTCCGTGCGCGACCCCGGCAGTCACGGCATCCACGTCCAGGGCGGCGCGGACGTGCAGGTCCAGGACAACTGGGTGAAGGGCGCGTCCCGCATCGCAGGCTCCTTCGGCATCCGCGTCACCAGCAGCGCCGACTCCATCCTGGTCGCCGGGAACAAGGTCCGCCGGGCGCTGTCCGGAGCAGACGCCGCGTACGGGCTGAGCATCACCAGCACCTGCTCCAACATCCGCCGCTACGGCAACGATCTGACGGGCTCCGGCACGTCCGGGCCGCTCGACGACCAGTCGCCCTCGCCCGAGGTATCCCCGCGTGACGAGGGATTGAGCACGTACACGGCCACCGTCACCGGCGGCGGCAGCGCGACGTACACCCTGCAGGCCGGGGACTGCACCCGGCTGGGGGCCAAGCTGTGGTGGGTCAACATCAACGTCGCGGTCAATGCGGCCGGTTCGGGCACCTCCAACATCAGCGTTGCGCTGCCCTTCACGCCGGACCGCTCCCGACAGCAGACGCTCAACCTGACCGCGGACGGCGTCGGCGTCGCCAGCCAGTCGACCACAGGGCAGGCCGTCATCCTCGCCACCGGCTCCGGCGCCCTCATCGACCGCCTGCGCACCCAGGTCGCCGCTACCGGCACCACGACCGACGACAACCGGATCTTGAACGTCACCGGGTCCAAGCTCCTGGCTGGTGCCTCGATCAACATCTCCGGAGTCGTCCGCGAGGCGTAACGCTTCGCCTCCTCTCTCACCCCGCCCGAGCCCTTTGGCCGGGCCCTTTCCATGTCTGGAGAGTCCATGGCCACACCCATGTCCGCGGCCGAGTTTCTGAAGGCCCTGCGCGCCGAGGGCGTCCGCGTCCAAGAGGTCGGCTCCTGGCGCACCCACAACCGCAACCACAAGGGCGCCTGGGGGCCCGTGCACGGCGTGATGATCCACCACACCGTGACCAAGGGCACCGCCGCTACCGTCGCGATCTGCCGCGACGGCCACGCGACCCTGCCGGGCCCGCTGTGCCACGGCGTCATCGCCAAGGACGGGGTGGTCCACCTCGTCGGCTACGGCCGCGCCAACCATGCCGGCCTCGGCGACGACGACGTCCTGCGCGCCGTCATCGCCGAGACCAAGCTGCCCGCCGACAACGAGGCGAACACCGACGGCAACGCCCGCTTCTACGGCTACGAGTGCGAGAACCTCGGCGACGGCCGCGACCCGTGGCCCGCCGTCCAGATCGAGGCGATCGTCCGCGCGTCTGCCGCCGTCTGCCGCCACCACAAGTGGAAGGCCGCGTCCCTCATCCGGCATCTGGACTGGCAGCCGGGCAAGGTCGACCCGCGCGGGGTCGACTGGGCAGACATCCTCAAGCGCGTGGACGAGCGCCTCGCGCACGCCGCGTCCTGGTCCCCGGCCGGCGCCGCGACCTACACCGTCGCCAAGGGCGACACCCTCTGGTCCATCGCCGCGTCCAAGCTCGGCGACGGCAACCGCTGGCGCGAGATCGCCAGCCTCAACTCCCTCAAGGACGCCGACGCCATCACGCCCGACCAGAAGCTCAAGCTCCCCAAGAAGTGAGGACACCATGAGAATCTCCAACATCGCCAAGTCCATCGTCGGTGGCCTCGCCGCGGGCGCCACCGCCGCCGTCACCGCCGTACAGGACGGCACCCTGACCAGCGGTGAGGGCGTCACCATTGCGCTCGCAGTCCTCGCCGCCTGGGGCATCGTCTTCAGCGTGCCCAACAAGCAGCCCACGCAGGAGTCCTGATGCGGGCCGCGTCCGTCCGGGCCTGGCGACATCTGGGCTGGCGCGGCCTCGCCCTCGCCGGTGTCGGCCTGTGCTGGGTGGTCTACGGCACCGGGCTCACCGTCACCACCCGGGCCGGGGTCGTCGCGGCCACCACACCCATCACCGGCCTGATGTGCATGGAGGCCTGGGGCGGGGTGTGGATCGCCTGTGGACTCCTCGGCATCGCGGCCGGCGCCCGCAGACCGGGCCGCGACCTGTGGGGGTTCGCCGCGGTCACCGGGCCTCCGGCCTGGTGGCTGCTGTCGTACTGCGCGGCCGCCGTCACCGGGGACTACGCGGCCGCCTGGGCGAGCGTGCCCTTGTTCGTGGCGGTGCTGCTGCTCGTGTCCGTCGTCGCCGCGATCACGGGGAGGCGCAGGCGCATCTGTACGTGTGAGAGAGGGGGCACCGGTGGGCGGTGA